GAAAGCAAGAACTGTTTGTGAAAGAGCTGGTAAGTAAGGACGGGCAGATAACATTTAGAGAAGCAGCGATCAATGCTGGGTATTCTGTAGGCTCTGCACATACTAGAGCCTATGAGCTTACTAACCCCAGAATATCACCACACGTATGTCATGCCATAAAAGAATATAGGCGTGAGCTGGACGAGAAGTACGGGATTACATTTCACAGGCATATCCGTGATCTGCAAACTATCCGTGATCTGGCGCTTCAGAATGGTGCTTACTCTGCGGCTGTTATGGCGGAGAAAGCCAGAGGCATGGCGCAAGGGGATATCTACGTTAATAAATCAGAAATACGACACGGGAGCATAGACAGTATGTCTAAGGAAGAAGTAATGAAAGCATTAGAGGAGATCAAAAATAGTTATGCCCCAGTCACAATCGACATCACACCTGAAGAAAATACCAGCAACCGCAATAAAGCGAGAGAGCGGATTTTACAAGCAAGTAAAGGAAGCAGCGAGTCGGTCGAACTACAAACTGATTCTAACCAGAATTGAAAACTGGGTGGGATCTGGAATACCCGATCTGTTAATGTGTGACCAGCTGGGTGCTTTTCATTTTGTAGAGCTCAAATATACTACCACTAATAAAGTAGACTTACGTCCGTCACAGGTAGCTTGGCTGACCAGACACGGGAAGGGTTCGTGTTGGGTGTTGGTAAAGAAACAACCTACGCCGTCTGATGTAGCAGAGATCTATTTGTTTAAGGGTTCTGACGCTGTAGATCTGAAGATGGACGGTCTGGATAAGGTCAAACCAGAGTTTAAATGTAGACAACCTTTTCAATGGGATAAAATTTTTTACTTGATTTGCCCAGTCTAATAGTTTATCTATGGGATATTGTCACTAACTAGACAGGAGTAAAACTATGACAAAATATGAAGATCCAATACAACCGGACTGGGATAGCCTGAAGCTTTCCCCACTCAAGATGGTAACTTATTTGCAGATCGCCACGCTTCGTGCGGCTTTTAAGCAAATAGCTGGAGAGATCCAAGAGTTTGGCGGCAGAACTGAACTTCAGTTAGATGGAGTTGAGTTTATGGGCAAGTATAACCAAAGCGAGATGGAACGTATCCAGCGCAGACTAGCTATTGTCCATGATAAATTACTAGATCAATTCAATGCTGGTGGCTTCAAAGACGCCAGCGCTTACCAATTAGACTATCTGTGGGAGGAACCAAAATGAGGGAGCATTTTTACAATATTGAATTTGAGGGTTTGTGTCTGAACGAGAAAGATTTGAAAAAGCTTTTACAAAAAATAGCGGTTAGCCCAGATGCACAAATAGATATGAAAACTTTGTCTAACCCTGAAATTTTTAAAAAGTATCAACATTCTGAAACTCAGCTTACTGATGCTTTGGACGTTTTAAATATATTGAAGCGTATAGATATTTCTAAAATATCTTATGATGGGTCTGGTACGTTTTTGGGGGGTGAGTAATGTACGGTGATCAATTAAATTTATTCAAGAGCTCTTGGGCAGTTAATGAGGGGTTCAGCAGTCTGTACGATAAGCTTATCGCGCTGGTGCCTTTTGAGGGTAAAATACCACACGGCCGATCTAAGAATAAATATTTGGAGCGCTTTCGTGTTGCCAGCAACTTACTGTATGATCTGTTTAATAATGGCCTGATGAATAGACGTTCTCATTTTCATCAATTCTTTAAAGTATCCGTTTATTGTAGGGGAGGGATCGGTGATGCCCAGTTTCAAAGATTAGACGAAAAGCTGGAGCCCGTTCTAACCCAGATTATGCAAGACGCGGCTAGAGAACAGGGGATCAAACAATGAAAATAATACACATAAATAAAAATATCATACAGCGTAATGCCAAGCGTGAAGAGCGTGAGCCCGTAGTTCGTGTAGAGTATGACTACTGGGATCAGAAAGCAAGGCGGCAGAAAACGCAGACTAAATATTGTATGGAAGTAGAATTGCCAGCTAATGCGCGTATGGTTTACAGGCCAGATCGTCCAAGACCATGCGGAGCAAAATTATGGATAGAAACCAAAAGTAGGCTGGTTCTTCATGGCGTAAAGGGTAGGAAGAGCCCTTTGCGTCTGGAAGCGTGTGACGCTTGGGATCTATGGGATTGAAAGGAGGTGATATAGATATTATTTTTAATTGATTGGTTCGGCCGTCTTATGTATGGATCGAAATATGATGAATACAGGAGCAGGATAGACCGCCGCCGCCGTAAATAAATGAAAGGCCAGTTGTAATTGACTGGCCTTTTTTATTGTGTATAGTATGAGAGATTGTCACTAACTAAGGAGTAAAACTATGACAGATATTAAAGAAGTAAAACATCATTGTGTATTTTGCAAAGAGCCCATATTACCAGATGAAAAAACTGGCTGGGCGGAGGGTAACAACCCAGAACCGTTAGTCGATTATGACAAAGGCCGGTCTTGCAAGCAATGTACTGAAACTGGGGTAGCCGCCGCTAGGTTTGCTGAGATAGCCGCTTATGGAAAGATCAATGAATTTAAAAAAAGATCTAAGGCGGCTTTTAACGCTGGTAATAAAGAAGCGATTGTTAAAGAATATGATGCTCTGATCCAGCAAGAGAAAGATAGACTAAATCAATATTATAAAGCGGTGACTATGTCTTTATGGATCGAAGCAAAACAGCGGCGTGAAAGAAAGGGTAAGTAATGAAGAAAATAACTTATGAGCAAGTAGAGCATTGGGTTACTAATTATGAAGATTGGAGTTTGTCCGAAATTATACAAACTTTTTTTGAGTTAGCTAACGGTGACTATGAAATAGAGCAAATGAAAAAAGATATATTAAGAGAATGGGAGGGTAAGTAGTTAACTTTCTAAAAAATTAATTCTTGAAAAGTATAGGCATATATGCGACAAATAAAGTGGGCTGGTAAAACAGTCCGCTTTTTTAACATAACTTAGGAGTAAATCTATGAACGAATTTACATATAAAACAGACGCGTTAACGCATGGTATTAGTAGCGAAGCTGGGTTAATTGCTTCAAACTGGGCGCGTAGGCCAGCAGATGAACGCTTTACAAGTTTGCAAGCATTGCGCGATTTTAAGTTTAATGATTATCAGATGATGCAAGCGGACGTTCTTAATGTTAAGAATTTACACATAAACGGTGATGTAGATGAAAACGACATAAGACAAGGCAAGATCACGCTGGAGTTTACAGATCAGAACAAACAAGAGCATCAAGCTTTTCCGACCCACTGGGCTTTTGGTCAAACGTGTAGTTTAGCTGGTGCGCCAGCTGGCTATTTGCGTGATCTACCAGCGCCCTTAGCCGCCGACTGCGTTAAATGGGGTTTATTAGAAAACAGAAATAAAGAGCTGGTAAAATCTTATAAATCCACAAAAGGCCAGTTAAGGGCTCTCACTGGATCTGAATACGGCCGCATATATGACTGGGAGATAGTAGCCGCTGTTCAAGAAATAGCCGCCGCGACTAAATTCAAAATTCCCGGTTATATAACTGGATCTGAAAGCGGCATGGCTGTTTATGATCCCTTTGCGCCCGTGACTAATGAGAGCACTACTATTTATGGATCTGATAGAGACGTTTTTATTTTTCTAGTAGATGATCTGAACCCTATTGAAATAGGCAAGCTTCCCAATGGTGAACCTGATCTAGTGTTTAGGGGTTTTTATATCTCAAATAGTGAAGTAGGCGCCAAGTCTTGCAAGATCGCTACAATGTATATGCGCGGCATATGCCAGAACCGATACGCATGGGGTGTTGAAGATTTTAGTGAAATTACTATTAGACATACTAAATTTGCGGCGGAACGTTTTAGTGATGAAGCCCAGCCAGCTCTTAGATCTTTTAGCAATGGATCTACCACAAAAGTGCTGGACGGTATACAAGCGGCGCAAGATGCGCAAATAGCGGAAGATGAAGAACAAGCCTTAAAATTTCTTCAAAAGCGCGTAGGCTTATCCGCTAGAATGGCAAAAGCCGCTTATACTAGACATGGTGAAGAAGAACAAAAGCCTATGAAAACGATCTGGGACGCATCTAATGCTATAACAGCTATAGCGCGTGATATACCGCATCAAGACAATAGGCTGGATCTGGAACGTAAAGCTGGCCAGCTATTGGATACCGTAGCCGCTTAGATCCATTTATATATGAACCACTAAAGGCCGCTTTATGCGGCCTTTTTTTATGTTATTGACGTTAACTTATTTTTTCCTATACTGAATTTAAACATAACTATGAAAAGGTAAAATTATGACTATTGAATATGAAGTAACTTATCCAGTTGATTGGCTGGATACCAATCCGACCAAAAAAAGATTTAAAACTATTTCAGAAGTTGAAGATTGGATATCTGAAGAACTAGGCCGCCGTGTTGAACATACGGTAGCGCATAGCCAGTACACGCTTTCTGAAGAAGATCTGGAAGCGTTGCAAGAAACCGAAAACGCTATGATCCAGATTAAAGAAGTTTAGACATGGATATTTTATTTGATAAAATACCAGAAACGGCCGTTAATAATGAATTATATGGCATGAAATTACTTACACAAAAAGCGCGGCGTCTATGGAAGAGCTGGCGTAAAGACACGCCAAACGCTGAATTTTTTGAAAAGTATAATGCGATAATATTGGAAAAAGACGTTTTCACTAATCGTTTAAATGATCTCGATTTTATAGTTGATACTTTCGTTTTAAAAATTCTTGCGGATAGTGAAAACAATTTTAAAATTTTCAATCCAGTTTTAGAATTTGTAATGGTAGCGCGTGAATTAGGTTTGAAAACTAATAGAATAACAAATTAAGAGCTCTACTAAATCCGCCACCAGCTGGTGCACTAATTAAGGCCGCTATATGCGGCCTTTCTTATATTGTTTGATTTATTCTCTTTTTTTCTTATACTCAAATTAAACATAACTATTGAAAGGTAAAAACTATGAGAAACTATCCTATTTGGTTTGATATCAACTCTTGCGCCTATGCAAAGAATAGCGGCGCCAAGACTGGTAATAAATCTTTTGGCGTGATCCAGCATAACACGCAAAATATTAATGTAGGTTTTAGCGCTGTTAATTCGCATTTCTTCGGATCGCTGGACATAAGCGTTAAAGAAGATCCAGAAAACGGCGTTAAAACTTTCCAGCTATCATTTACTGACGGCCACACTGGAACTAAAACACTTCTTAAACGGTCGCTAGTCCGCCAGAAAACGCGCAAGCATGAACCATTAATAGGCCTAGAAGATCAATTCGACTTTGTCGATCAAAAGACGGTTTACAATAGTTCTAAACAGTTGAAAGATTAATTATGCCAGTTCTTAATTCTGACGGTACCGTCAACAAACAAGCCACCAGCGTTTTATTCGAGCTCGAAGCTTTATGCGGCTACCACTGTGTCGACTTGCTGGTGGCGCTCGAGCACGGCCAGATCCGCGACACATTAGCGGAAACAATGCCAGCACACTTAAAACTTGCTAAGCTTGCCCAGATCCTAGAAGAAGATTTTTAGATCCGCGCCAGCTGGTGCAATTAAAGCGGCCTTTGCGCCGCTTTTTTTGTGTCTATTTCACAGTTAATCACGCCGCCGCCAGCGTGCCGCGTAGCTGGTGAAACGTATAGCTGGCCGTAGCTGTCAAAATTTTGCCCCTAGATTGATCCGCCAGCCGCTGGTCAACTTCCCAGATCCGCCAGCCACCAGCCACCAGCGCACCAGCCGCCAGCCGCTGGCCATTGCTCGAGCTCGACCGGATCAGATCCTAGATCCGCCGCCAGCTGGTGCACGGTTCACGGTTCCAGATCCTAGATCCGCCGCCAGCTGGGCACGATCCAGCGCGCCAGATCCGCCAGCCGCTGGCCTAGATCCGCCGCCAGCTGGTCGCGTTTTTTGTGCTGGGGCCCCAGCATATCGGGTCAAAAAACACGGTTTTTGATCTGGTGCGCGCGACCGGATAGCCACGAACAGCGGTTGTGCAGACGTTAGCTAGGGCCATGTTTCGCACAAATATTTACGTGAAAAATCGCACAATGTTTCACGTGAAACAATGCACAATAAATAGGCAAAAAACAGAGTTCTTGTTAACTGCCCAAAAACCGTGCATATTATGCACATGATTTAAGCGTTTTTAGGGGCCCCGGATGGATCTGACTGAGAAAGAGGCAAAGCTCAAGTTACGACTTGCGCAAATCGAGAAAAACGAGAAGTGCCAACAGGACTTTTTAATTTTTGTAAAAAATATGTGGCCCGATTTTATTGCAGGTCGTCACCACAAAATTATCGCTGAAAAGCTGGAGCGTGTGGCGAAAGGCGAGCTCAAGAGATTGATAATCAATATGGCCCCGAGACATACAAAATCTGAGTTTGCCAGCTTCTTGTTTCCTGC